GGTACACAATCTTTTGGTGGATACTCAACTCCATCAACACCATCAACTCCGTCTTACTCTGACCCCCAAGTTAACTCTGAACCTGACGAAGACCTACCATTCTAATTTAACTGAGCATGGACACTTATTTAGACATAGTGTCCATGTTCTTTTTTAATACAAACAAATAATGAAAATAAGAAAATTAATGTACGAATCACTCACTAAAAAATATGAGAGTGAAATTGCGGAATCTGAGGCAACTTTAATGGTGTATATGGAAAACCCTGTTGGTATTGGGGAACATCCACAACACTTAGAAGAGATGGATAAGTTTGTTGAGAAATTGGCAAACGCAAAAGATAAATTAGAAACTCTGAAAGAATTTTATAAGTACAACTATGGCAATTAAGAAAACCGATTTCAATTCAGTAAAGAAGAAATTCTCTACTTCAGCCAAATACAAACCCCAAAGGTTTTTTGACTGTGGTTCTGATTTCTTAGACGCTGTGGGTTTACCCGGCCCCGCTATTGGACATATCAATATGTTCTTGGGTCACTCAGACACGGGTAAAACAACTGCGATGATTAAAACTGCGGTAGATGCTCAAAAGAAAGAGATTCTACCTGTGTTTATCATCACGGAACAGAAATGGAGCTTTGAACACTCAAAGTTAATGGGTCTTCAATGTGATGAGGTGGTTGACCAAGAAACGGGTGAATTGGATTGGGACGGGTTCTTTATCTTTAACAACAACTTTGATTACATTGAACAAATTACAGACTACATTAACAGTTTGTTAGATGCTCAAGAAAAGGGTGAATTGGATTACAGTTTATGTTTCCTTTGGGATTCTGTGGGTTCAGTACCTTGTAAGATGACTTATGATGGTAAGGGTGGTAAACAACATAACGCGTCGGTTTTATCTGACAAGATTGGTATGGGTATCAACCAACGTATCTCAGGTTCTCGTAAAGCAGATTCAAAGTATGAAAACACTTTGATTATTGTGAACCAACCTTGGGTTGAACTTCCTGACAATCCGTTTGGACAACCTAAAATTAAGGCTAAGGGTGGTGAGTCTGTTTGGCTTAACTCATCTTTGGTGTTCTTATTTGGTAATCAGAAAGGTGCTGGTACGACCAAGATTACTGCTACTAAGGACAAGAGAACTGTGAAGTTCGCTTCTCGTACCAAAATCTCCGTTATGAAAAACCACATCAATGGTTTGGGGTATGAAGACGGAAAAATTATTGTCACACCACATGGTTTCTTGGCGGGTAAGGATACTACAGAAGAGAAGGCTTCTATTGAGGCTTACAAGAAAGAGTATTCTGACTATTGGAAAGAAATCATTGGCTCTGATGGTGACTTTGTGTTGAAAGAGGAAAGAGAAACTATTGAATAAACTTTTTTGTGAAGACCCTATTAGTTGATGGAGATAATTTATTTAAAATCGGTTTCCACGGAGTCAAAGACTTTTTCGTGGAAGGCGAACACATTGGCGGGGTATTTCACTTCCTCAACACCATTCGTCGCCAGTTGGACGAAAATGAGTTTGACAAAGTTATCGTCTTTTGGGACGGCAAAAACAACTCACAATCAAGACGTGAGTTATATCCTGACTATAAACTAAACCGAAGGAATGATATGACTGAAGCCAAGCTTGAGTCATATTACTTCCAAAAATCAAGGGTTAAACAATACCTTGAAGAGTGTTTTGTTCGTCAGATTGAAGTTAATGGTAATGAGTCTGATGATTTGATATCCTATTATTGTTCGTTGGCGACAGACGAAGAAAAGGTTGTTTTTTCATCAGACCGTGACCTTTTACAAATCATCTCGGAGAATACTTCCATTTATTCTCCAATCAAGAAAATCAGTTATAATTACGGAGACAAGATAAAGTTTGGTGATGTTCACATACCTCACCAAAACGTTCTTGTTGTTAAAGTTTTTTTGGGTGACAAGTCGGATAATATTTTTGGTATTGACCGTCTTGGTGAGAAAACTTTTGTGAAATTATTTCCTGAGATTGTTGATAATGTACTAACTGTTTCCGATATTTGTACAAGGACAGACAAGTTAATTTCCGAAAATAGAAAAGAAACAGTTTTACAAAATATTAAAAATGGAAAAACAAAAAAAGGACAGATTGGTGATGAATTCTTCAGAATTAATCAAAAAATTGTGGACCTTAGAAACCCCATCATCACAGATGAAGCAAAAGAGTTTGTCACCCTTTACTATTCTGAAACATTAGACCCTGAAGGTAGGGACAATAAAAACTTAATCCGTTTAATGATGGAGGATGGTTTTTTCAAATACCTACCCAAGGATGATGATGCCTTTGTTCATTTTATGAAACCTTTTACCAAACTCACAAGAAAAGAAAAACGCAAATACAAACAATCAAACAATTAAATTATGAAAGAAGAATCCGTAGTTAAGATGGAGTTTCTCCTAACCTTGAACAACAACATCGTCGTTCAACGTTTTTACAATGTTAAAAATTACAACCCATTGGCACGAAAGTCTTATGACTTGGCGTACTTTATGAAGGAAGTAGAAGTGATGTTGTCCCAAGAGCTCAAAATGAAAACTGTAATTTACATGATGGACAATCAAGATGAAATTACCAATGACCCAGATGTCCTAAACACATCAAATACAGAAGGTCCTGAGTACTTCCATATGTATGTCAAAATTTCCGATGAAATTATTTTACATAGAATTTTTGACGCGAAATTGTACCCACCAAAAGTAAGATATACGGTTGATGTACGTCCCAGCCTTAAAATCATTTTGAAAGGATTGACTGACATTTTTTCAGCTCAAAATTTATATCATGACTTCCTGAGTTATGACCTAAGTCGGTAATATTTAAATTATACACGCGGCTCTATGACTAAGAATTTCGACTATCTCGGCAATACATTTCAAATACAATTACTTAACCAAATCATCGTAGATAAAGAATTCGCACAATCCATTATTGACGTTTTAGACCCTAGTTATTTCGACAACAAATATTTTAAATTGATTATACAAATGGTAAAGGAATATTACCAAAAGTATCAATCAACACCTGGATTTGAAACTTTGGAACAAATATCCAAAGCAGAAATTTCAGTTGAGTTGGCGTTAAAAATTGTGTTGGACACAATTAAACAAGTTCAAAACGCACCGTTTGAAGGAAGTGTGTTTGTTCAAGAAAAAGCCTTGAAGTTTTGTAAACAACAAGAACTTCAAAAGGTAATGAACAAAGCTCAAAAAATCATAGACCAAGGTGACTTTGAATCGTATGATACTGTTGAAGGATTGGTTAGAACCGCCTTACAAGTTGGGATTAGAGATGGTGGTGTACAAGACATCTTCTCGGGAATGGATGAAGTCCTTAATGATGACTTCAGACACCCAATCCCAATGGGAATTCCAGGTATTGACAGACTAATGAAAGGTGGTTTGGCTAAGGGTGAGATTGGTGTTATCTTAGCACCTACCGGTGTTGGTAAAACAACACTTATGACCAAAATCGCTAACACAGCATTTAACATGGGATATAACGTTCTCCAAATCTTTTTTGAAGACAACCCAAAGATTATCCAAAGAAAACACTTCACAATTTGGACAGGTGTTGAACCTGATAGATTGGCTCTTGAAAAAGAGTCTGTTATGGACAAAGTGGAAGAAATTAAGAACACAATGCCAAACAAACTAATCTTGAAGAAATTACCTTCAGATACTGTGACAATGAATGAAATCAAAAACCAAATTAGAAAGATGGTTGCCGATGGTAGCCCAATTGATATGGTTACATTGGATTACATTGACTGTGTTGTTCCTGAGAATACAAGGAATGACGAGTGGAAAGCGGAAGGTTCTGTGATGAGACATTTTGAGGCTATGTGTCACGAAATGAATCTTGTTGGATGGACTGCAACTCAAGGTAACCGTTCATCAATTTCTTCTGAAGTTGTAACTACCGACCAAATGGGGGGTTCAATCAAAAAGGCTCAGGTTGGTCACGTAATTATTTCAGTTGCTAAAACACTTCAACAAAAAGAATTAAAGTTAGCAACAATTGCGATTACAAAATCTCGTATTGGTTCCGATGGTATTATCTTTGAAAATTGTAAATTTGACAACGAATTGTTAGAGATAGATACTGAATCGTCAACCACTTTCCTTGGGTTTGAAGAACAACAAGAAGGTAAAAAGAGAGACAGGGTCAAAGAACTTCTCGAGAAAAGAAAACAAAGAGAACAACAAAACGCCCAATAAACAAAAATTAAAAAAATATAAAATGAATATTATGGATAATTCTGATGAATTAACTCAAGTTGAAACACAATATGTGATTAAAAGAAGTGGTGATAAAGTACCATTTGAATCTGACAAAATCCAAAATGCTATCTTAAAAGCGATGATGGGTATTAACAAAGTTGATGCTGAAATGGCTGAAAAAATATCAAGATTAACGAAGAAAAGTCTTTTCAGAAACGATAAGACCAGAGTACCTCATGTTGATGAGGTTCATGATATGGTTGAGAATAAATTAATGGACAATGGTTTGAATGATGTTGCTAAAGAGTATATCATTTACCGTTCTAAACACAGACCAAATATCTTCAACAAGAGAGTTAACTTAAAACCTTATGAATATCCTAATTTGCTTCAATACGTTGACGCTATTCGTCATTCTTATTGGGTTCACACTGAGTTCAATTTTACTTCTGACATTCAAGACTTTAAGGTCCATTTGAATGAAAAAGAAAAGTCTGCTGTACAAAGAGCTATGTTGGCTATTTCACAAATTGAAATTGCCGTTAAAACTTTTTGGGGTGACATTTATAAGAAGTTACCAAAACCTGAAATTGGTAGTGTTGGAGCAACGTTTGCAGAATCTGAAGTAAGACACGCAGACGCTTACTCAAACCTAATACAAGTACTTGGACTCAATAAAGAATTTGAAAATCTACTTGAGGTACCCGCAATGCGTAGAAGAATTAAGTATTTGGAGAAATCTATCTCAAATTCAAAGTCAATTGAAAACCAAGATTACTTTGAGTCTGTTATATTATTTTCAATGTTTGTGGAAAACGTATCGTTGTTCTCACAGTTTTTAGTTATTATGTCATTCAATAAGTTTAAAAACGTATTGAAAGGTACGAGTAACGCAGTTGAGGCAACTTCTAAAGAAGAAAACATTCACGCAGAATTTGGATTTGACTTAGTGAATCTAATTAAAAAAGAAAACCCAAGTTGGTGGACACCTGAATTAGTTCAAGATTTAATTAACGCAACCATTGATGCTTACGAAGCTGAGACTGATATTGTTGAATGGATTTTTGAAGAAGGTGATTTGGACTTCCTAACTAAGGAACAAACATTAGAGTTTATCAAACATAGATTTAACATTTCATTAAATGCTATTGGTATTGATAAAGTATTTGATGTGAACCCTGTTATATTGGAAACCACCGAATGGTTTGATGACGAAATTTTAACAACAAAACACACAGACTTTTTTAACAAACGTAGTATAAACTACAGTAAAAAATCAAAGTCTATTACTTTAAACGATTTATTTTAACTATATTTACAGTAATAATTATTATGGAAAATAGAAAACCTTTTGATTGGATTAATGATGAATCCATAACATTTCTTCGTAGAGGATATCTCAGCGAAGGAGAAGAACCACTTGAACGAATTCGTGTAATTGCGAACCATGCTGAAAAACTATTAGGTAAGGTTGGTTTTGCGGACAAGTTTTACGAGTATATGAGTAAAGGATGGTATTCATTATCATCACCTGTATGGGCTAACTTTGGTAAAAAACGTGGACTACCGGTAAGTTGCTTTGGTTCTAATATTGGGGACAACATTGAATCAATTCTTTATACTCAGGCTGAAGTTGGTGAGATGAGTAAGATGGGTGGAGGTACCTCAGGTTATTTTGGTAACCTTAGAGGTAGAGGTGCGGAAATCACTGACAACGGACACGCACCAGGAGCAGTTCATTTTATGAACCTATTCCAAAGTGTTGTTGACAATATTTCTCAAGGTTCAACACGTAGAGGTAGATTCTCACCTTATCTACCAATTGAACACCCCGACATCATGGAGTTCTTGGAAATTGGAACTGAAGGGTTCCCCATCCAAGATTTGACTCACGCAGTTACTGTAACTGATGAATTCATGGAATCCATGGTTAACGGTAACCCTGATAAGAGAGCGGTGTGGGCTAAGGTTATTCAAAGAAGAGGTGAGATTGGATATCCGTACATTATGTTCACAGATACTATGAACAATAAGGCTCCTGAAGTATACCGAGAAAAAGGTATGAAAATTTATAACTCTAACTTATGTTCTGAAATTGCATTACATAATTCAGAGGAAGAGTCTTTCGTTTGTGTATTGTCTTCAATGAATGTTTTACACTATGATGAGTGGAAAGATACGGATGCGGTTGAGACTATGGTTCATTTCCTTGACGCAGTTGTAACTGAGTTTATCGGTAAAATTGATGACATTAGAACTAACGGTACCGTTGAAGGTCAAAGAGCATTCTTTTATCTTGAAAAGGCATACAACTTCGCTAAAAGACAACGAGCTCTTGGTTTGGGAGTATTGGGTTGGCACTCACTACTACAATCTAAAGGATTACCTTTTGACAGCAAGGAAGCCGCAAAATTGAATGTTGAGGTATTCAAATTAATTAAAGATAAATCATACAAGGCTTCAGAAGAATTGGCTCAAGTTTTTGGTGAACCTGAAACACTTGTTGGTTATGGTAGAAGAAATGTCACTTTGAACGCAATTGCTCCAACAACATCTTCAGCATTTATCTTGGGTCAAGTGTCTCAGTCAATTGAACCTATTTGGTCTAACTGTTATGTTAAGGATGTTGCGAAGATGAAAGTAACAATCAAAAATCCTGTTCTTAAGAAATTATTAGTTGATATGGGTAAAGATGATAAAGCTACTTGGGATAGTATTAAGAAGTATGATGGTTCTGTCCAACACTTGGATTTCTTAACAGATGAACAAAAAGATGTTTTTAGAACCTTTGCGGAAATCAACCAAGCTTCTATTATCAACCAAGCGGCGGTAAGACAAGATTACATTGACCAAGCTCAATCTTTGAACTTGATGATTTCACCTGACATGCCAACAAGGGACGTTAACAAACTTCTAATTGATGCGTGGCAACTTGGAGTTAAAACTCTGTATTACCAACACTCTATGAACTCAGCACAAGCTTTCGCAAGGAAGAAGTTAAATCTAAATGATTTACAATGTGTGGCTTGTGAGTCATAATTAACATCTAAACTAAATAAAACCCATCGTTTTCGGTGGGTTTTTTATTTATAAGAAAAAAAATACAGAGTATATTTATAAGATATGGCTGAAGGTATTACATATGGTTTAGAATTTCCTTTTGTGGATTCAACACAAGGGGATTATTTAGCCCTAACGGAAACTCAGTTTCAACAAATAAGGAGTGACTTATTACACCTAATTCTTACGAGAAGGGGTTCAAGATATTTTTTACCAACTTTTGGTACAAGGTTGTATGAATATATTTTTGAACCGTATGATGGTCTTACTTTTGATGCAATAGAAGCGGATATTAGGGAT